GCGAGACGCGGTCGGAAATGCTCTCGCCGTTCTGCGTCTGCGACGCGAGGCCGAGCAGCAATCGGCGCGTCTGCGAGTCCATGACCATCGCGCGGCCGGGGCCGCTCGACGCGAGCATGTTCGCCATCTCGGCGCTGTTGCCGCCAGTGTGCCGCAGCAACGCGCTGCTCATCTGCAGCGAGTCCGTGTAGCGCCCGCGCAAGCGGTAGATCTGGTTTCCGCCAGCGTCGCGCGCGCTCTCGAACATCTCCGCAGCGAGCGCGCGGCCCGCCTGCCCTCGGCCCATGAGCCGCTCGCGCAGGTTGCCCATCGCAGCGGGGTTCATCGTGTAGCGGTCGAGCTTCGCGAGCGCGTTCAGCGCGTCGCGCGAGGACAGACCCGCAGCCGCGCCGACCTCGCCAACGGCGAGCGTGCGCACGGTCGCGGCGCGCACCGCGGCGGAGCGCTGCTCAGCGGTCGCGTTGGGGCCGAGTCTCCCGGTCGCGAACGCAATGTTCTGCATCAGCGGGCCGAGCGCCTCGCGCGTGAGGTTGCCGAGCTCGATCGAGCCCGCGCGGCCGATACCCGTCAGGGCCATCATCGTCGAGCGCGCGTCGGCGCCGCGGATGCCCTGCTGACCGAGCACGCCGCGCAAGCGCAGCACCTGCCCGATGTCTTGGCGTGAGTTCGCGGCGAAGTCGACGTCGTCGAGCGCGCCAGCGAGGTTGCGCGAGCGCTCTGCGCCGGTGCGCCCCGAGAGCAGCGAGGTGAACTCCTGCGCGTTCGAGAGCGCGTCGGCCATGCGGTCCGCGCCGATGCCGCTCGACTGCGCGCGAGCGAGGATCGCCCGGTGCGCTGCGGCGAGTTCGGCCGGGTTGCGATACCCGGCAGGCACGAGCGCGTCGTTGATGCGCGTCTCGATGCCCGCCGCGCTCACCGTCGCGCTGCGCGTCATGCCGATCGCCTGCGATCCGACCTGCGCGGCGAATCCGCCGATCTGCGCGCCGCGCTCACCGGCTGCTCGTCTGCGCTCTTCGAGCTCGCGGGCGTACACGCGTCGGCGCTCGTCGGCCTCGCGCTTCGCCGCGCGCGTCTTGCGACGCTCGGAATCCTCGGCCGCGGCGGCGTCGGCGTTGTACGCGTTCGTGCGGTACCCGGCCTCTTGCTGAGCCACGCGCGTGCGCGTGCGCTCCTCTTCGCTCGCGACGCGGGACGAAGCACGCGCGGCGGCGCGCATCGCTCGAGCGGCAGCCTGGTGCGCCTTCTCGGTGGCCTCGGCCGCTGCCGTGGCCTCGCGCATCGCGCTGGCGAAGTCGCCTTTGATCGCAGCGGCGGCGGACTGCACGACCTTGGGCACGCGCGCGAGCGCGCGGGTCAGGCCCGAGGTGTCCCCGGTGATTTCAATGACGGCTCGGGCCATGTGGTACGTTCCGTGACTCGGAGGTTTCTATGGGACGAGCGCGTGTAGTCTTCGGCTCGCTGCTGGGTGCAGCGACCATTCATCTTGTGTTTCTCGCGTGCGGGACGCCGCGGATCGACCCACCCCAGGACGGAGGGATCCTCGACGCAGCGCTCGACGCGATGGGCATGCTCGGCGATGCCGAGACGCGCGATGCCGTGGCCCAGGAGGCCGGCGGCTCTTGCGCGTGCCCTGCCCCGGCGCGCACGACGTTCACAGGGAGCGTCGACCTCGGCTCGGGCCCCGTGCAGCCTCGAACGGAGTTCTCCGTCGCCAGCGCGGGCGTCACGCAGCGCCGCCTGAACGACGGCACCGTTGGTTCGTCGGTGACCGTCCTTGCCCGCTTTCAGACGGTCGGCTCGCCGTTCTCCTACACGGTCTCGTGCGGAGCGACGGTATCGGGCCGCATGACCACGCCGCTCGCCGGTGGAGCGTGCAGCGTGATCGAGGACCGCGACGGCGCGCAGAGCTGGATGGGCACCGGCGCCGTTACGTCGATGACCATCACCGCGCACAGCGACACCGAGCTCGACGTCACGATCGACGCGCTCACGAGCGCAGCAGGCCGCAACGTCACGGTGCGGGGGATGCGCTGGCGGCTGAGCGCGCCGGGCGGCGGCCTCATTCCCCCGGCTGCGTACCAGCCATGACCCTCGCGAAGAACGTGGCGAGCGCAGTGTCGCGCTCAGCCGCGCCGGCCTTCACTCGTCGATCGTCGAGCTGCTGCCAGAATCGCTCGCAGGCGAGGTAAGCGAGGAGCTGTCCGTCGTCTGCGCGCGCAATCGACTCGCCAGCGATCGCACGATGGACCTGAGCGAAGCGGAATCGAAGGAGCGTATCCACGCTTCGCTCATCAAGCCTTTTCCCAAGGCTTCGACGTCGGCCTCGAATTCTGCCGGGCTTTTCCAGCGACGCCACGGCGAGCGCTCCGCTTGGAAGTCGTCCCACTCGTCGAAGATCCGCTGCACCTCGCTCGTGTCGAGCAGCTTGCGCAGCTCTTCGACGGTGCCCGCTTTCACGTCCGGGTTTTTTGGATCGACCAGCGCGACCGCGAGCAGTCGAAGCTGCGACTCTTCTTCGAGACGCTGAGCACCGGCGCCCGAGTAGAGGTCGACCGGATCCCACTTGCCGTGCTCGACCAAGAACCTGCGGGCCTCGTCGATCGCCTTCGTGCGGTCTTCGTGGCTGACCCAGCGCACGGCGAACGGCACTCCGGCGAGGCGCCCGTGCGACAACTCGAACACCCGCATGGGGCGCTCGTGCACGCTCGCGAGCTTCGAGAGCCAGGAGCCCTTCAGGAACTTGTCGTCGCTCACGTCGTGCTCACGAGCTTGCCGGTGAAGCTGAACGAAATCTTGATCGCCTCGCCCTGCGCGCCGCCGTCGTTGTAGTCGCACTCGCTCACGTTGCCCTCGAGCGAGTAGGTCTTGTTCGCGAACTTCACCGCGAGTTCGACCACGTTCTGCGCGTTGGCGATGCCCATCCAGTCGACCTCGGGGCCGGTGGACGGCAGCGCGTTCGCGACCGTGAGCGAGTAGGTCTTCGGGCCCTTCGTGTGCCCGGAGTAGCCCTTGCGGCCCGTGTATACGGGCTTGTTGTTGGTCGCGAGCTGGAGGCGGATCGAGTCCGCTTCGAGCACGGGCAGGCCTCTGTAGAACAGGGTCGCCGGACCGGAGTAGATGACTTGCGCCATGGCTCACACCACCTGTCGAACGTTGCCGCCGAGCACGTGAAGGCCGGGGATCGGCTCGCACGGGATCTCAGCGTTGACCCTGCCGGCGACGTTGCCGTCCTCTTCGACCTGCAGGTTCGAGAGGTTCGCGTCGACGTCGCGGATGATCGACGCCGACTCGTAGCCCTTGAGCTTGTAGTGGATGCGGCCGCGAATCATCGAGGGCGTCACCACACGCGGCGCGTCGGGCGGCTCGCCGTCGGCGCTGTCGCTCGCGAGCTTGCAGCCCGCGTAGACCGTCGCGAGGTCGCTCTGCAGGTCGTCGGCGACGTGATCGATGATCGTCACGTTGCTCGTGTCGAGCACGCTGTAAGACGGGTTCGACAGCGCATCGAGCGAGCGCGTCGTCACCGAGCGGGCCACGCTCGTGAACGCGCCCGATGGCGCGAGCACCGTGAGCCCGTTGTTCAGCGCGGACTCGATCTCGGTGTCCGTCGGCCGGTCGGCGACGTCGTGCTGCGTCGGGATCGACTTCAGCAGCAAGCCGTCGAGGTTCGCCGCGGGGTCCGAGGCCTCGCCGACGAGCGAGCCGCCCGCGAAGCTGTCGCCGATGAGCCGAGCCGCCGCGACCTGCGCCGCGACCTCTTCGGCCGGGACGGGGCTGTTGTAGTGCCAGGCGATCTGGCCGCGCGAGTCGTTGCGCCCGGTGGCGAGCGTCGTCGCGTTCGCGAGCGTGTCGACCGAGCCGATGACCCACTGCTGCCGCTTCTGCGACGTGACCGCGGCGAGCGAGTCGACGTGCGCGGCGATCAAGTCGACGTTCGTCGCGTCGCGCACCGCCGACACGATCCGGTCGTACTTCGTCGAGGCGATCGCGGCGAGCGCGTTCGTCACGTCGTCGGCCGTCGTGCCGCCGGTGAACAGGTACAGCCCGCCTTCGGCCGAGCCGCCGCTCATCGTGCCGGTCGTTCCGGCGCCCGAGCTCGTCGAGCTCGAGGTGATCAGCGTCTCGCGCCCCGCGCTGTCGACGAACGACAGGCGCGCGTAGAGCGCGTTGCCGCGAGGGCCAGGGTGCTTCGCGCTGATCGTGAGCACGCCGAGCGCGAACTGCGCCGTCACGGGCAGGTCGCTCTCGTCGAGGATCGCGTTGGCGACCGCCGTGGCGATCACGGTGGGCGTGTCGCCGGACGCGACGGGCACGTCGAACGTGCGCCCCGCGATGCGGCAGCGGATCGAGTAGGCCGCGCTCGCGTTGGTGGCGAACGTGCACACGACCGTCGCGCGGTTGCCGCCGCTCTCGGCCACGGCGCACCCGTACACGAGCGCGTCGGGGTACTGCTCGAACACGCGCTTCGCCATGCGGTGCAGCTCGGAGCCACGACCGAAGTAGGTCACCGCATCGTCTGCGCTGGCGATGAACGCGGGCGAGGCGTTCGCCTGCGTGCCGGCGGCCACCGAGAAGCTCGGCGCGGTGTTCGTGAGCGTCGTGGTGATCTTGTTGCCGACGAGCAGAATCTTCTTCGCTGCGGCTCCGGCGCTGGTCGCAGCGCCGCCGAGGATCACCGAGAGGTAGACGCCCGGCGTCTTGCGGCTCGAAGCGAGCCCGTTCACTGCGATGCTCACGATTCGTTCTCCTTCGTGGTCAGGTCACGGCGCGCGATCGCGCGGTGGTAGTACGCCTTGGCGGGCACGTCCTCGCCGTCTTCGAGCGGCTCGCCCTTCTTGTCGCGCGCGACGAAGCGGCCCACCCCACCCTCGAAGGGGAGCGAGCGACCCTCGACGGCGAACACACGAATCGTCTTCATGGTGCTTCGACCTCGGTCATGGGGTTTGGCGCCGTACCGGTCGCCGGGATCAGGTTCACGTCGCCGTGAATCAGCAGTGGCTCTTCGGTGACGACGGTCGGCTCCGGCGCGTGCTGCGCGTAGCGCGTCTCGAGCATCAGCGTCGCGACGTAGCGCCCTGGCCTGTGGCGCACGTCGTTGTTTTCGTTGATCGGTCGCACGCGCTCGCGACGCCAGAGCCCAGCGGCCTTGAACCCGCTGAGCGCCGTCGTCACCGCGTCCATCAGCGCATACACGCCGGTGTTCTCCTCGGTGAGCACGTCGGCCTGCTGCCGCAGGTCGCGCACCATGATCGAGACGCGCCAGCGCGCGGCGTAGATCACTTGCTGAGCCGCGCCGCGGCGCACGCTGAGCGTCTCGACGACCGCGCGGCGGTCGAACGAGAGCGCGACGACGTTGCTCGTCGTCTGTCGCTCTTGCTCGAGCTTCGCCAGCGACTCGCGGTCCCCGGCGCACCGCACCACCGCCGCGACGTACCCCGCAGGGTCCGCGGTGGTCAGCAGCGTTTCGAGCTGCGCGAACAGCGACGCTTCGATCGTTCGGAGGCTCACGTCCACCCCGCGCGTTGCACGGCTCGTTCGAGCGCGGCTTCGAGCTCTTCTTCGATGCGCCCGTCCGCGCGTTCGGCAGCTGGCGCGAGGAACGCGAAGTCGGGGTTGCCCTCGACGTACTCGCCGTAGTCCGTGTCGCCGACGACCTCCACGACGATCTCGCCGTCCGAGGCCTGCCCGCGCTGCGCGCCGGCCTGCGTAGCGGCCTGCAGCGATCCGGTGCGGTTCTGGTACGCGTGCGAGCTGGCCGCCTCTTCGGCGACCGCCTGCGCGGCGCGGAGCATCCCTTCGCGCAGGTCGACGTCGAGCGCAGCCGTCAGGCCGTCGATCGCCTCGTCGAGCCCGGTGATGCGGACGTCAGAAATCATCGTCTTCGCTCTCGTCGTGCCAGCCGAGCGGCGTCCGCGTGCTCACGCGCGGCAGCGCTGGCGCTGCAGGGGTCGACCCAGCGAGGTGCACGAGGCCGGCGGCGATGCGGTCCGCCCACGCGTCGAGAGCGGTTGCGCGCTTCTCGTACGAGCTGCCTTCGGCGGGTACGTCGAACTTCATTCGACGCAGGATCGTGAACGCAGCTCTCTCGCACACGCACTGCGTGACGTCTTGCGTCACGGACGAGAGCGGGAGAGACGCGCTCGGGTAGCGCGACGCGATCACGCCATCGAGCCACGCCGCCGCCGCGTCGAGATGGGCCTGCGCCAGCTCAGAAGGCAGGCTGGCCATCGTCGATTCATCGAGCACGTACGTCTCGAGCTGCACGGTGGTGGCGTAGTTGTTCGACATGATCGCTGTCTCAGGTCAGGCGGTGCACTTCGCCGCGAGCCAGAAAGGCCCGTAGCCGACGACGCCGCGAGCGCGGGCGCCGTAGAGCACCTCGTCTTCTTTGAACGCGTGCTCGCTGCCCTCGGTGAGCTGCGAGAACACGGGCGCCTTGCGCTCCGCGAACACGAACGGCTTCACGCTGCGGCTCGTGTCCATGAGGTACCAGGTCGTGTCCGACCCGCCAGCCGCGGCGCTGAGATCGTGGCAGACCATCACGCGCGAGGTGCCGCGCATGACGTTGTCCATCGACGCCGCAGCCGTGTTCGAGCCGTAGACGATGGGCCGCTGCGTCGACTCGACGATCTCGCGCGCGGTGCGCTCGAGCGCCGGAGGAACGACGATGAGGTCAGGCATCACGCGAAGCGACTTCCCGTCCTCGCCGACGAAGTCCATCATCGCCGCGCGGACCGCGTTGTAGTTGTCCGCGGTGAGCAACGTTGAGGCGAACAGGTTGTCGATCGTGTTGCCGCTGAGCGAGTGGCTGTTTGAGAAGAACGCCGCCCCGTCGTACGACGCATCCGAGGAGCCGGCGAGCAGCGCGGCGAACACGAGGTCGTCGCGCCAGAGCGCGGCTTGCTCGCCGATCTGGGCGATCATCGCACGGTGAAAGCCGAGCTGGTCGTCCTCGAAGTCCTCCATCGGGACCTTGTAGGTGAGCTCGTACTTCTCGGCGTCGATCGAGTACGTGTACACGCCGCCCGAACGCGCAACGCGCTCGCCCTCCCACTTGCGCATCTTGGCGAGGCGCGTGTGGATGGGGAGCTTGAGCGTGCGATTGCCCATCGGAACGCGCGTGGTGAACGCATCCGAAACGGGCTGGATCGCCTTGTAGGCGTCCATGAAGATGCGAGAGAACGCGACCTCGGCGGCCGACAGATCACCCGCAAGCTGAGCAGGGAGAGACATGGTTGGTTTGTCCTTTCAGTGCGGTGCGGGTCAGGCCGCGGTGGTGGGGATCAGCCCCATCGGGTTGATGAGCACGCTGTGCTGCGCGTCCGAGGTGCCCGCCGTGAGCACGGAGCCCATGACGTACGACCCGACGAGCGGATCGCTCGACGCGCCTGCGTCGCTGGTGTTCACGGTACCGGCCACCGCCGTCTTGCTCTTGCCGGCGTTGGTCGTCGCGAACAGCGCGCCCGCCGCGACCGAGCCGCCAGCGATCACGCGGGACTCGCCGAACACGCGAACGATGGCGATGGCGCCGGACGCCGGAGCGTTCTGCAGCACCCCGATCACGCCTTCGCCGGCCGCCGACGCGATCACCGCGTCGCCGTTCGAGTCGAGCTTGACCATCAAGAACTGCGACGACGACAGATCGCCACCGGCCTCGAGCAAGATGTCGCGCGCCGTCGGATCGGACGGCTGGCCAACCTCGACGTAGACCACCGAAGACTCGATGCGAGCGACGCGACCCGCAAACGGGCGCGTTCCGTTGCCACTCGTCCGCGCAACGGTCTGATCGTCGACGACGTAGCAGGGCTGGCCGATGTCGGCGATCGTGATTGCGTCGTCAACGGTGCTGTTGACGAAGCCGAAGCACCCGCGCTTGGCGCGGATCGTCTTTGCTCCCGCCGAACCGCTGTTGATCTTCTGCTCGGTGGCCACGCCGATCACGCGTCGCGCCAAGGTCGCCGTTCCGGCGAAGCCGTAGCCCGACTGGTCGAGCATCACGAGCGATCCCCGGTAGATGGTCGCGCTCGCGCCCATCGGGATCTCGAAGTGAACGACGGGGCCGTCGCCGTGCTCGTTGAGCAGGCGGTCTGCATTCTGTGCGGTCATGGATCAGCCCTCCTCGGAGGTGTTGGCGTTGGCGCGCAGGGCCTTCTCGGCCGCGAACTGCTCGGGGGTCAGCCCGAGCATCTTGCAGACGCGCAGCTCGGAGTCGGTGAGCCCGCTCGCGTTGCTCTTTGCGGAGACGCTCGGAGCGGTCTTCACGATCACCGGGAGCATCTGGAGAAACCCTTCCATGAACTCCGGGTCGGCCTTCGCCTTCGCGATCGTGGCGTCGCGCGCAGCAGGGGTGATGCGACCGTCGGCGATCGCGCGCTCGACCATGTCCGTCGCCTTGCGCTCCCGCTCGGCGGCGCGCACGTCGGCGAGCGCCGCGGCGTCCTTCTCGGCCTGCACGGCGACCGCCTGCAAACCTTGGATCTTGCCGAGCGCTTCGCTGAGGCTCTTGGCGTTGAGCGACCCGAGCAGCTTGCTCGCAGACGCGACGATGTCCTGCTCGGTGCTCCCGTCGGGGAGCCCGAGCGCCTTGACGATGCTGTCCATGCGTTTCGGTTCCTTCGCCGGGATCTCCGGCTGTTGCCGTCGCGATGCCTCGGCGTGCTTCACGCGCGCTTCGATCACCGCTTCAGGATTCGCCGGGAGAGAGACGATGCTGATCTCCCGGAGTTCGTTGTTGGCGAGCACGGCGACTTCGACGCCGTTGCGCTTCTCGTAGCGGATGTCGCGCGGCGCAAACCCCACGCTCACCGCTCGCAGAATGCCGGCTTCATACAGCGACCATGCTTTGTCGGCTTCCTTGCTCACGCCCTCGGGCGCAATCACGAGCGTCGCTTTCAGCGCGCCGCCTTCGACGCGCACGTTCTCGGCGGTGCCGATCGGCTCGCGGCGGTCGTGCTGCCAAAGCACGATAGGGTTCTTGGCGAACCGCTCGAGGTCCCAGGACTGCTCGACGATCTCGCCCCACGAGTCGACGGCGTCGGTGCTCGCGGTGACTGCGATTGCGCGGCGCGCGCTCGGGACGCCGTCGAGCATTTCGCGCTCGAGCGACGCTTCACGCGTTCGAAGTGGGTGTTCCATTGCTGTTGTCTCCCTGCGCTGCGGGCGCGGGTGGTGAGGGTGGCGGTCCGATTGAGAGCACCGGGAGTCCGACGCGCTCGCTCACTTCCTTCACGTCGACTTCGACGCCCTGCGCACGCCACGCGGCAACCGCAGCGGCTGCCGCGTTCCACGACTGCACTGTCGCGCTGACGTCCTCGGGGATCTCCGCGTCCCAGTCGGGCCACGGCGCAAGGTCGAGCGAGCCGAAGTTGAAGAGCGCCCAGGGACCGAGCACATCGCGTCGCAGCGCGGTCTCGATTACCTCGGCGTCGGCCTTCAGCAGGTCGTTGCGGACGCGATCGTGAACCTTCGCGGCAGCGAGAGAGCCGCTTTTTGTTTCTTGGGTCAGGTTCTGCCCGAGGATCGCGATGGACGCGTCGTCGGCGACGAGCGACAGCAGCCTTTCGAATCCCTGCCACCCGTCCGACTTCGCTTCGAGCAGGTCGATGTCGAACGACGTCCCCGGCGTATCGCCCTGCGGCACGAGCACCGTTGTTCCGCCGCCGCCAACGTTCGAGAGGGAATCGTAAAACGAGGTCTTGTCGTCCTCGCTCGCGCGCGCCGGAGTCTTCGCGAGCACCAGCGGCGAGCCGTGCCGCTCGGACCAGCGCGCCCAGTCTTTGACGGCCTCCGTGCGGATCTTGTCTTCGAGCCCGAGGCACCGAACGACGCCGAGCATCCACGGACGCACGGAGCTGTGCGCGATCGTGAGCCAGCGACCGTCGCCATGCGTGACGAACTCTATGCCCGTCTCCGTGCTCACGCACCACGCGCGGGCCGTGTCGTCCCACCAAAGCAGCGAGGCAGGAACAGGGTAGAGCGTCGGTGACCAGCGGTCGCCGTTCGTTGTCCAGACGATCTCCGCGACGCCGACGCCGCACGTCACCGCGGACCGGAGCAGCTCTGCGAGCACGTCTTCGGGCGCGATTGAGTACCAGCGATCGTCGAGCTCGGCCGCCACGCGCGCCGCGCGCCGTTGGTCGCCGTCGGTCGATGGTTCAATGCTGAATTCGAGCGCGCTGAACGCGTGTGTGCGCGTCTGCAACGCGGCGAAGATCCGCGAGTTGCGCCCCATGTTATCGGCCAACAGCGCAGAGCGCGAAAACTGGCCGCTCTCGTGTTCGGTGAGCGCGCCGCGAATGGCCGCCACGGACCAGCGCGAAAGCTGCTGCGGCGCCCACAAGCGCAAGCGCTCGCGGCGTTGCTCGACTTTCTGCGGCGCTGCTTTCGTTCTGGCTTTGCGGGTCACCATTGGGATCTCGGGAGGGCGCGACGCTCGAGTGCGGCGGGCTTTTCAGTCACTTCGGCGAACGCGTCGCTCAGCGCGTCGGCCTGGTCGTCGTGCTCGACGTCCGGGAACGCTTCGAGCTCGTCGTTGAACACGTCGTTCCAGCCCGCGCGGACCATCGCGAGGTTGCCCGCGAGCGCTCGACTGCTCACCGGCCCGAACCGCGTCACCTTGTCTTTCGAGGGACGGCGCGCGCGGATCGTGAGGCGCGGGAACTCTCGCTGATACGAGGCGACCTGATCGACGCCTGCCTGACCTGGGTCTTGCGGGATCACGAACACGGTGCGCGCATCGAGCTCGAGGTCTGCCGCTGCGACGGCGCCGAAGCGCTCGCGCACCTTCGAGGGGTCGCCGCGAAAGCGCACCACGTCCTCGATCACCACGAGCCCCGAGCGGAGCAGCGCGAGCCGCACGCCAACGGAAGGGTCACCGTCGGCCGTCGCTCCGAAGTCCCACGCACGGACGCGCGACACGACCTCGTCGCGAGCAGGGAGACCATCGCGCAGTTGAAGCCGCTCGCGGTCCCAGAAGTCCTTTCGGGCAGCTTTGGCGCCCCAGTCACCGCGCTCGAGCTGCGCTCGACGCACGGGGTCAAGGTCGGCGAGCTGCGCGCGGTACTCCTGCGAGACGTGCGGGTTGTCCGCGAGCTTCGCAGGGATGAACGATCGCGACAGCGACAGCCCATCAACCGCGTCGCGTTCGACCGCGGCGCCCTCCCGAAACCAGCGAACCTCTCCGGGTCTAGCTGGCTGCGGGTGCTTTGGATCGAGCCACGCGCCGAAGCGCTCGAAGACCCAATCGTGTCCGGGTCCGCCTGGGTTGGTCGTTGCTCGCGTCCAGCGCGGCAACGTCGGATCGGTCCCGCGGATGCGCGCTCGGATGCGCGTGTACTGCTTCCGCGTGAAGTGGGTGAGCTCGTCGAAGACAACGAGGTGATACTCGTGTCCATCGAAGCGCTCGACGTCGTTCTCGTGCTCGCAGTGCGTGAACCATACCCGCGCGCCGCTCGGGAACGTCCAGCGGCCCGTCGTCACGTTGAGTCGGCCGCCGAGCCGCGGGTACAACGCGCTGCTCTTCTCGACGAGGTCCGCGAGCTGCGGTGTCTCTCGACGAAGGACGAGCGCGTTGAACTGCGGGT